GGCGCTGCGCGCCGCTCCTCACCATGAGGTCGTCGCGCCGTGCGTGACCCGGCGCGCGCCCAACAACCCAACCACAGAGTCCCATTCGCCCATGCCCAAAATGTCGCTTTCCGATCTCAAGGCCATGCTGGCCTCCGAGCGCGCGGACGCGCTGGCCGCGGTCTCGGCCTCGAAGCTGTCGAGCGAGCGCGCCGACGCGATGGATTATTACCTCGGCGACATGTCGCACGACATGCCGTCGCCCGAGGGCCGCTCGCGCGCGGTGTCGACCGACGTCGCCGACACCATCGAGGGCCTGATGCCCTCGCTGATGGAAATCTTCGGCGGTGGCGATGAGGTCGTGCGTTTCGAGCCGGTCGGCCCGGAGGACGTCGCCGCGGCCGAGCAGGAGACCGATTACGTCAACCACGTCTTCATGCAGGCCAATCCCGGATTCCTGATCCTCTATTCCTTCATCAAGGACGCGCTGCTTTCCAAGGTGGGCGTCGTCAAGGTGTGGTGGGAAGAGCGCAGCCTGGAGGAACGCGAGACCTATTACGATCTGCCCGATGACGGCTACGCGATCCTGGCGGCCGACCCGGATATCGAGATCGTGGCGCACAGCGCGCGGCCGGCGGTCGCGTCGCCCGACGGCGACGAGACCCCCGAAGGCCTGCCGCTGCTGCACGACGTCGAATGCGTGCGCGCCAGAAGCGCAGCGGACGTCAAGATCGAACCGGTGCCGCCGGAGGAGTTCGGCATCAGCCGCAATGCGCGCTCGCTGCGCGATTGCGACTATGCGTTCCACAAGGTCCTGCTCACGCCGGCGAAGCTGATTGCGCAGGGCTACGACAAGGCCCAGATCGACGCGCTGCCGACCTATTCCAATATCACCAATACCGAGGAAGTGCAGCGCGACACGGTCAATGAATATCAATACACCGGCGACGAGAACAACAAGGCGGCGCGCCGCATCGAGGTCACCGAGCATTATGTGCGGATGGACTACGAGGGCAACGGCAAGGCCGGCCTCTATCAGGTGACCAGCGGCGGCAGCCAGGGCGACATCCTGACCAAGGACGGCAAGCCCGATATCCGCCCGATCGACGAGATCCCCTTCGCCGCCATGACGCCGGTGATCGTGACGCACCGCTTCTTCGGCCGCTCGATCGCCGACCTGGTGATGGATATCCAGCGCATCAAGACGGCCCTGCTACGCAGCATGCTCGACAACGCCTATCTGGCGAACAATCCCCGGGTGGAAGTCGCCGAGCAGTTCGCTTCGCCCGAGACGCTCGACGATCTTTTGGTGTCGCGGCCGGGCGGCATCGTGCGCACCCGGCAGCCCGGCGGCCTCAACTGGCAGCAGGTCCCCAGCATCGCGTCTCACATATTCCCGATCATGGCCTACATGGACGCCACGCGCGAATTCCGCACCGGGGTCACCCGCCAGGGGCAGGGCATCGACGCCAACAGCCTGCTGAACCAGAGCGCGACCGCGGTCAACCAGGTGTTCACCGCCGCGCAGGCCCGCATGCGGCTGATCGCGCGCATCTTTGCCGAAACCGGCATCCGCGACCTTTTCCGGCTGGTCCACGCCACCATCCGCAAGCACGGCGACGGGGCGCACACTGTTCGCCTGCGCAACGAGTGGGCGACCGTCGACCCGCGCGACTGGAAGACCCGCAACGACATGACGGTGCATGTCGGCCTCGGTACTGGCGGCAAGAGCGAGCAGCTCGCGCACATCATGTCGATCATCGCCTTGCAGCGGGAAGCCTTGGTGGCGGGCAAGAGCAATCTGGTGACCGACCAGAACCTCTACAATGCCGCCAGGCAGGCGACCCGGCTCGTCGGCCTGCCCAATGTCGATCAGTTCTTCACCGATCCGGCCACGCAACCCGCCCCGCAGGCGCGCCCCGACCCGGAGATGATCAAGGCGCAGGCGCATGCGGCGCGGTCGCAGCAGGAGCTGCAGCTCACGGCCGCGAAACAGCAGGCCGATACCCAGCATGAGGCCGCCAAGATGCAGGCCGACGCCGCCCTCGCGCAGCAGAAATTCGAGCACCAGCAGCGCATGGCGCTGCTCGAGCACGACCTCAAGCTGCGCGAGCACACCATGATGATGGCGGCGCGGGCCGCCGAGCTCGCCGCGCAGCCGGGGCCGGACGGGCAGCCGCGCGCGCTCGACCTCGAGAAGATCCTGGGCGCGCTGGCGCAAGCCAGCGCACAGGTCCATGCGCCGCCGCACCCGAAGGGCATGCGGGTCGTGCGCGATGCGGCCGGCCGCGTCTCGCATGTCGAGCCGATTGGCTGAGATCAGGATTTACGACCACTAACTCGTCGTGACCGGCCATAGCCGTTCTTCGACGGCTATGCCCGGCCATGACAATAACCAAGGAATAAAGCATGGCCACATTCAACAAGTTCAACGCCTTCGTGGCGGATGTCGCGAACAAGGTCCATAATCTCGGCGCCGATACCCTCAAGGTGATGCTGACCAACACCGCGCCGGTCGCCACCAACGCGGTCAAGGCCGACATCACCGAGATCGCGGCCGGCAACGGCTATACGGCGGGCGGCACGCAGGCCACGCTGGTGTCGTCGTCGCAGACCGGCGGGACCTATGCGCTCAAGCTCAACAACGTGACCTACACGGCCACGCCCGGCTCGATCGGGCCGTTCCGCTATTGCGTGCTCTACAATTCGACGCCGGCAAGCGGCAACCTGATCGGCTGGTACGACTACGGGACCAACCTGACCGTGACGGCGGGAAACAGCTTCCAGGTGCAATTCGACGCCGCCAACGGCGTGTTGCAGCTCGCCTGATGGGCAAGCTTTATAACCTCGCCCGAATGAGCACGGCGACGGTCGGCACGGGAACGATCACGCTCGGGTCGGCGGTATCTGGGTTTCTCACCTTTGCTGGCGCCGGCGTCGGCAATGGGGATGTCGTTTCATACGCCATTGCCGATGGTGCGAATTCGGAGATTGGAACAGGCACCTATACATCGGCAGGCACGACGCTTACCCGCACTGTCAATAAATCCACGAACGGCAACGCAGCCATCAGCCTTTCGGGCACGGCCCAGGTTTTCATCACTCCGCGAGCGGAGGATTTGAATACGACGCCGACCACTCAGGTTTTTACGAGTGGAACAGCGCAGACCTATACGACACCGGCCGGTGTCCTTTGGCTTGAGGTCGAGTTGATCGGCGGCGGAGGTGGCGGCGGCGCTGGCGGCACGGGTGGAAATACCGGAACAGCCGGAACAGCGACGACATTCGGTACGCTCACCGGGAATGGGGGTTCTGGCGGCAACGTCGGTGGGGCAGGCGCGGCAGGAGGAGCAGCGTCGGGCGGTTATGACAATCAGGCCGGCGGCCCGGGTCAGGCCGCATACCAGGCCGGGGCAACAGCACTCCAGGGCGGCTCAGGCGGTAACGGCATTTATGGTGGAGCAGCCTCAGGCGGCAATGGGTTGATTGCCGCAAGTACGGCGGCAGCAAACTCCGGCGCGGGAGGTGGTGGCGGCACGGCAACGGTGAATGGCCAAAACGCCGGAACCGGCGGGGGCGCGGGCGGCTCCGTCAAGGCAATCATCGGCTCTCCTGCGGCTACCTATGCTTACACGGTGGGTTCCGGCGGCGCCGGCGGATCCATCGGGACAGGAGCCCAGGCGGGCTCGGCGGGGGCGGCCGGCAAGATCGTCGTCCGCGAACATTACACAGGCTGAACAATGCTTGGCATCTGGGCCCTTGGCGAAAGGGCATTAGGGCAGCTTATCGGGCCGGGTACGGCTACCCTCCTTGTTTCGCCGGGCTCGTTTTCCCTCGCCGGGCAGAGCGTCACGTTCAAGGGCGCGCTCGTCAACGCCGGCGGTGCGGCTTATGCGCTGAACGGGCAAACCGTTACGTTCAAGTTTGGCGAAGTCGTAGGGCAGGGCGCCTATACGTTCACCGGCGAGACGGCGGCCTTCCTCGGTGGCCTGACGGCCACGCAAGGCGCCTTCGCGCTGACGGGCTTTGCGATCACGGAGGCATTTTATTTCAACGCTGTCGGCGGCAGCTACGCGCTGACCGGCTTCCCGGCGCTCTACAGCCAGGATTTCAACCGGGACAGCGTCGGATCATCGATCAGCGGCGGCAATTTCTCGCGCCAGCGCTGGCGCGACATCC